AGTATTGGCGACCGGCTTGGCTGGTCTTGTGAACCAGCGTCAAGAGACAGGCTTTACCAAGCAGGTTCTTGAGGTTGAAGGACGCAAGCTCCTTGGATGTGAACGCAGCCCCGCGCCACTGCTCAAGCAGTTTGCGTAAGGTTGCACGCTCGCCAAGGCTGCGGGTGAGTTCGATGGAGACGACCATCGGCTTGGTCACCTTGGTGGTCTTTCCGTTCTCCACGACCTCGCCCTCGATGACTTGGTCGGGAAGCTCGAAAGCCAAGCGGATCTTGGGGGTCCACTTGTCCTCGCCGTCCCAGGTCACCTTCTGGGTGCCGAGATCAACTTCGCTGAATAGAACGCCAACGGTTGCTCCGGCTTCGGGCAACTGGCGTTCCGTGTTCTTACTGGTTTCGCTTAATGTTAGTGCCATGTTATTTGTCCTTTCAGTTTATTTTGTTTGGGTTTATTGGGGTTGAAGGTATTACAAATCCTTGCGCCACGGTTGTTGCTACAGGAGTGGTGTGGACAACGTCAACGGTAAAGTTTGGCGGGGCGATATGGCGGGCGATCTCGCAAAGGTCATCGGCCTCGACGATGGCAAGCCACTTCTTCTCGCCGTTACGCCGAAAGAACACCGCCGGGATCTTGCCCTGGGGCGCATCTCCCTTGGCCTGCGCCATCCATTGTTCGGGCTTGATCTGTTGGCAACGCTTGACCTCGCAGTGGAATGGGAAGTTCGCGCAAACAACATCGCCCGATCCGCCCTCTGGGTCACCGGCGTACTGCTGGGTGCGCCGTGCTTTCTGCCATCCCTGTTCGCGGAGGTATGACGCGAACTCCCGTTCGCCCGCCGCGCCTTTTCTGCGTGAATTTATTGCCATAAGAGTTCAATCGTGACATCGCTGTCAAGCGATCCCTGCAATGCCAGCACAGGTCTGGCCTTTTCGCACTTCTTGGAAAACTCGGCCATCGCCCTTTGCGTGACCGTGAATGAGGAATTTTTACCCTCGCAACAAGCAGCGCCAAGAACCATGCCCAACAGTATCTTTTGCGAGTAGGCGTCCATCGCGGACAGCAGGATCTTGTGTTCTCCGGGCAGATACATCGCCCGATACTGACCAACGGCAAAACGCCGTCAACAACTATTTTTTAGCCTTAATATCCTCGTCAAAACAGCGAAGCAACCCCGCCCCCGTCATCTTCTTGGCAATGTGCGGATGCCTGCGTAACCACGCGGCAGCCTCCTCGACCGAGTTCATCTTATTGACGGCGTTCTCGAAGATACGCCATGCCTCCCTGCTGGTCAGAGATCGCTTAATATACGCCATGATGAGCCTGTGTTTGGGTAACATTTCTTGGTCGTTCCGCGACATTCTTGCGTTTTGAAAAGCCAGAACAGATCCTCATCCATCGCCCAGCAAACAATGTAGTCAACCCTGGACTTTGTGTACCTGGTCTTACCACCACACCCAGAACAGGTCATAAATCTGTAATAAAGCTTGTCGCCCTCCGGCTTGGTCGTGGTCTTGATCTGGATTCGGTAGAATTTGCCGTTTCTTTCCGCCACCAGATCGTAGCCTGTGAAATCCTCCATCGGTGTCAGCACGCTGTACCCGTTGCGGAACAAGGCTCCCGCCACCCTGGCCACGCCCACGGCCCCGATTTGTCTGTGCGATAATTTCATGCTTGACGGCTAGGCGCGGATGGTGGAGTTTTTACGCATGAAAGCAACACTAATTCTGATGGCCCTGCTGGTGGCAGGGGTGAGGGCGGAGGAGGCAAGCATCGAGGACTTTGTAGGCGGAGCATATCCATCTGGAAAGTTTGCGGTTGTCCTTGACAAGGATACTGCGATTGTCGCTGGAGAGGGATTGATACTGAAAGACAGAAATGTTTTCATAACACCACGCGGTGCCTACGGATCTGACCGAGATGTTTATTATGGAAGAACTGGCATAACATCGCAGGATCGCGATGTGTTCTATGGGACGCTTGGAATGAGGTATTCAAGCGGAAACTTTTTTGTTGGGTCTGCTGGCTCGACTTACGTTGTTACTGGCGGAAATAGATTAGGTGCTACCAAATAGGGCAAATCTATTTCTTATTCTATTCTCAAGCCCGCCAATAAATTTTTTCCTGCGGGGGTCTGCCTGCGCCCTCCTGTATTCATCCTGAAGCTGTGCATCGCTTGCTGCCCTCATTAAGGCTGATGGTTGTACGCTGTTAATTGCTGCCAATGTTTTTGGTCCAAGCTTACCATCAATTGCAACGCTCTGCCCAAGTGCATTTAATCCCTGCTGAATATATCTTGTTGCACCGCCCGCACCGCGATTAAAAGCTAGGTCTTGGGCAAATGGACGAATTTGTTCTGGCAACTGGCCAACGAGCGGTGATGTGTATTCTTTTATGTATTCCGCTGCGGCCCTCTCCCTTTGCTCCGGGGGGAGTGAAGATATCCTTTTAAAGGCTTCTGGATGGTATCTATCATTGATGCCAGCTATTTCATAGCTCCCGCCAAGATCGCCCGATGGTAATGCGTAAATAGAAAGATTCCCGCGCCTGTCTCTTCTGGCCTCCCAGTCAACTGTTTTTAATGCCGCCGCTACGAGCGGGTCGTCCGCGCCTGGTTGTTCTGACAAAATTTCGTAACCAAAATTAGTTTTTACCTCTGGGGTAGTGGTTTGTTGTTGCTGAATTGGCTCAACCTTAGTCTGTGCAATTGCTGGCCGTGGCTCAGTCTTTTTAAACATTTCAGCCATATTTTTTTCGTATCTCTGCATTTTATTTCTCCAATGGTATTAGGTCTTGTCGGTTAAATTTTATGAATTGATTTTTACCATCCTCAAGACCTTTTTCGTAATTTTTCTTTAGGCGTCTTATTTGAAATTCTGGGTCAGCCATAACAAATGTTGGGCTTTCAACATCCCTGTCAATGAGCGCTTTCCTCCTGCGGCCAATTTCCTCTTGAAAATTTGCATATTGCTCCTCCGTGAGCCTGTATGTCGTTCCCTTTATGGTTATATTTCTTCCTGGGACTGATGGCAAAACATCTGGATTTTTTGTGTCTTTCCAGAGTTTGTACAAAAACAAATTAGCCTCATCTGATTTAACTGACCTGCTTCTTGTCACATCAAAGAAATTGTAAAGATATGGATTCTCGCCCTCTGGCGTCTGCTTAACCGGCTCGCCCCATATATTCCTTGTAAGCGGCAATTTTTCAAGATTTAATGAATTTTCCAAAAACTCAGGCATTCTTGACTGTAATACATTTTGGAATGATTTTAACTTGTCATCTGATTTTATGTCAACCATGTATTCACGATTTGCCCTGTTAATTGCTTGAAGCGTCCCCGGAAATGCAACAGATGATATTGTTCCGTAAAGGGATTGAAGATACCCATCGTATTGATTTCTGTTTATTGCATTAAGAAGTGTGTTTGTACTTTTTAGGAATGTTTGATTTAGAGTATAACTTGCAACATTTGGTATCCCAAGAAATGCTACATTGGCAGCATCCTCAATAATTCCAGCGCTACCCTCCTTTGTTAGCACATTAGCGTAAACATTGAATATAACCCCAAGATATCCAAAGTTCTCAAAGCTTGCTAACTCATCACCAGGCCGCAGAGACGGATCTTCTCCAGATAAAAGCCTTTCCAACCCGGACCTATTCAGAGTATTTGGTGGCTGAACTTCGTATTCTATCCCGCGCTGTTTATCGCTTTTCCCTGCTGATCCTGTAATAAGCCCAGCGCGATATAATGCGGAAGCACCCATGCCCATAACAGTTCCTATCACGCCTCTTGCGAATGCATCCAAAGCCTCTCTTTTTTGGCCCTTGCCCGAATAATAAATAAATTTTGTAAATGCTATTGGCGGAACTGCTACATCAACAACATCGCTAACAACATTAACAGGTGTCCTTATGTACGGGATGTTTGCCCTAAGCAGTAGCGGTCCTACGACTGGTATGCTGGCAATTGTGTTTGCGACCTGCTGTATGGCCGATGTTAATTTTGTATTTTGTTGAAATGTGGCTTTTGCAGCCTCATTTTCAATTGCCCTCAATTCAGATTTTTTTGGGAATCTCGCTGCCGCCAAGGCCTCCTCAGGCGTTGCCCCCCTAATCAGCGCCCTTTCTGCCAGCAGTCTTGCCTCGGCAGCCATTCTTGGTGGCAAATCCCCGATAGAAAGCCCCCTTCCAAGAGGCTCCGTATAAAGCCCGATAAAGCCTTGTGCGAACTTTCTTATTCTGTCTGCAATAGCAACTTTGTTTTTATCGTTAACAACCAGATCCTTGCCGGTCATGGCTTGCGCCAGTGACCTAAAAACATCAGTTCCCTTTACGCCCTCACCTGCTAGTGCAGATTTTTCTGGGATTCCCCCAATGGCCACCTTGCCTGCTTCTTTGATTCCGGCCAATGCCCCGATTGCGCCAGCCTTGGCCGTTGTGGGCGATACAATGGTTGTTCTGGGTTGTTTTGATACATAGGAAATAACTGAATCTCCAGCACTCGCAATTGCCCTTGCCCCAACCTGGGTTACAGCCCTATTGACATTAAAAAATACATTCTTGACCAATGATAGTGGACTAAGAAGCGTAAGCTGTATTGCCTCTGGAAATGTTTCCGTAAAAAATCTTTTTGGAATTATATTTCTTGAGTATTTTTCAAGCTCGACCGCATCCTTGCCAGCAACTCTCCTTGCATCTTCTGCTATTTTTGCAGATTCATCAGTAAGTGTATTTCTATAATTTGTTGTTGCCAGCTTTAAATTGTCCCTAGATTTTTTGCTTTTATTAAACAAACTAACAAGCTTGTTTTCTGTTTCTTGTGATAACTTTTTGCCAATAGCTTCAGCTTGCTTTCTTATTGTGGCAACATAACCAGCGGGTGTATTTATATATTCCTGTATGTTTCGCAAGCCAAGCCCATACTGCGAGGCCATTTTTTGAAATTCATCAAAATTAATTGCAGCGCTTGCTGGATCGTTGTCTATGTTTCTTGCATAAAGCAATGCCCTTGCACCAGCGACTTCTTGTGGGTCCGTACTTTCAAGCGCTATTTTTGAAAGATTTTCGGTTGGCAAGTCCTCAAGCTCGGCTCGCTTTTCCGCGACTCCGTAAATTTTTCTTATGGTTCCCGGTTGTTGCGCTATTTCCGCCTTAACCTGTGTAGGAATTTTTTCAGATTTAAGTTCCCGTGCGGCGGTTTGCGTTACCCTATAACCCTCTGGCGCAACAGGCATTTCAAATTCTGGAGGCCGTGTTCCACTGACAAACCCCTCCTCTCCAACCACACCAGGGCGTATTGGCTGTCCAGTCGGAATCTCTTCTTTTGCCATGGCTACCGATGGCACCCTTGGCTTGAATAGTTGCTGGAATTTGTCAAGCGCAGCCGTGGGTTTAGCCGCGCCAACTCCAACCATCATTGGTGTTGCAATTTCAAGCGAAGTTGTTGCTATTGGAAATCTGGCAACATCCTGCTCTCGCAATCTTTGGTATTCCTCATACCCTTGTTCCCCGGCCAAAATCCTCGCAAGCCCACGCTGCCCAATTTCCCCAGCCTTGTACCCAATCGCACCTCCACCCAATGCCCCAGCCGCTATTCCAACTGGCCCACCTGGTGCGCCAGCGACTCCACCAATGAGAGTTCCGGCAACAGCCGTCGCGCCTGGAATTATTTGTTCGCCAATTGACCGAAGGGATGCACCAAGCAGAGTTGGTTGCTTAATCTGTAATGGTTCTGAGGGTTGGGGAACTTCTTCTGCTGGTGCCGCCGTAGCGGGTTCCTCAATTATTTCGTATCTTTCTGCCTGTTCCTCATCTGGCAGAACCTCATACTTTGGCGCTTCGTCCTCTAGGACTTCGTAGCCCATGGCCTAATCCTTTAATCTTACTTTTGCTGGGCCAATAGTTCCGTCGGATCTTTTTGCATTCTGTAAGATAATGACATCCCCAGCCTTGGCTCCGTCGCTTCTTGCCGAGGCTTCATCTGGATAGGACTTTACTTCTGGTTGCGCCTGTGGTTGAGCCGACGCCTGTGCGGCCGGCTGAACCTGTTGCGGCTGTGCGGGGGCTGCCTGTTGCTGTGACGGTTGCGGCGCTGGTCTTGGTGTTGTTATGGGAGGAACACCGTAGGAGGCTGGCATAGTTTGATCCATCATTGACTGCATCCCAAAACCGCTTCTTTCAAATTTTTTTCTTTGCTCACCCATTCTTTGCTCAATGTCTGAAAGTTTTTCTGAATATGGTCTTGTTAGCGGAATAAAATCTGGACCAGGTCTTACGTTGCCTTTGGCAATTTCAGATGAAATTTTTGCCCTTTCTAAACCAAGCTTTTCCAATTCGACTTCTGCCTTTGCCATCTCTGTCTTGTATTTTTCCATTTTGACATTCTGATCCATAAGCCAATTGGCCTCTTGCTGTTGCTTCCAAGCCTGCTTCTGCTCTGGACTTAATGCCCTAAAGTCAATCATTTCCCCGCCAACATCAATTTTGAAATTTTCATATGGCATAACCTGTCTTGATGCCTCATATTCACGCATCATCCTATCTTCCTGATATCTGCGTAATTGTTCTTCTTGCAGGGATTGTTGCAATTCTCTGGCCCTTCTTGTCTCTGGTCCTTCGATATTGAATTGAAACGGCATAGCTATCTCCTATCTGCTAAATGAAAATGACGGTACCAATCCGCTTAATCCGCCAGCGATGTTGGCAAAAGCCCTTGATGGCGATGTATAGCTGCTAGCAATAGCTTGAGTTTGCGCCCCATAGGTCTGGGCTTGGTAACTTGCCTGCGACCCATAAAGCTTGTTAAACTCAGCCGTCAACGCCACCGGGATCTCAGGGTTAGTGGTCTGGTAGAAGTTCTGCGCCGTGCTGGGTGCCATCGCAAATCCACCGGGGCCAGCCATCGAGGCAGCCACATAGTTCTGCATCGCTGCCTGCTGCTGCTGGGTTCTGGCCTGCGCCAGGTTTGCGATGGACGGGCCACCGGCAATGAAGCCAGCCGCCGCACCGAGGCGTTGCTGGGTCAGCGCATCGCGAAGCGCAAGGTCGCGGGCTTGGGCCGCGCCGGTTGTCTCGCCAGAACCAAGGAACTGCAGCGCCGCCCCGTAACGCGCAAGCTTGCGTTGTTCCCCGGCGGCACCAATCTGCGCCGCCTCCTGCACTGCCGGTCCAAGACCAAAGATGTTGCCACGGGCGGTCTGGGCGGCACGGACGGCCTGCTCGTAGCCACGCCTTTCCTCGGCGCCCAGGGTCGCGCCAAGGCTGAGTTGGTTCAGCGCTTCCTGCTCGATGGTCTGGCGAAGCCGTTCGGTCGGTTCGGTCGTGGTTTCCGGCAAAGGCTCGGTCGCCATCTGGCGATAGCGTTGCCCAAGTCCGACCGCAGTCCGATAGGCGTTGGGGTCGATCTGGCGAAGTTGCTGCGTCGCCCGCTCCTCCGGCAACTGGATGTATTCGCGGAAGGCAACGATCTCCCGCAAGCCATCCTCGCTGTCGGCGGTGACGGGCTTGTAGTTCTTGATCTGCTCGCTGGCATCCGTGACGGCCTCGGTGACGGAATTGAGGTCGGAGGTAAGCTGGTTGACCACAACCTCGCTGGAAGCACGGCGTGGGTCACCGGCGGGAAGCTGGTTTAGAAGATTGCGGGCGGTGTTAAGCCGCTCGTTTATCCCGGCAATCTGGGCGTTGCCGGAGTTGACAACATTGTTAAGCCGGTTGATGCGGCTGTTATTGATGTCGTTTAGGATCTGCTCGTCGGAAACCTGAAAGTTAAGCTGGGTCGCAAGGTCGGATGCGCCGAAGTTACGCCCACCACCAAGGGCGGCCATGGCTTCGTTGAAGGCTGGACCGCTCATGCCTACGGCTGTGCCACCAGCCCCACGACCGCCGCCAAGAGCAAGGATCTGCTCGGACAATGTATTGTATGTTGCTTCCCTGCTTGCAACATTCTCAAGCTGAGTTCCAAATCTTTCATCCATTTCAATAAGACGTAAATTGAGTCGTGCATCCTCAATGGCGGCAGGAAGATTGTATGCCGTTCCACCCTTATAGTCCGCAATTTTGTACTTTGCTGGACTTAGCCCCATATCCGAAATGCGTCTTGCAACGCTTGACCCAACGCTTGAATTTAGTTCTCCTTGGCGATGGGCTGTAGTTCTATTACCGATTCCATAATAATAAGCAGCATTATTAGCCCCAATCCGATTTTCTGGCAGTGACGCCATCGCCTGATTGGCGTCATCGATAATTTTTTTCAAATCTGCCGATGTCATCAAACCTCCATCTTCGGCTGGCTGATATTCGTGCCGATGGTCGATGCGTACTGCGCCGGGGCTGTCTGAGGGGCAAAGGCAACCTGGGGTTCCACATAGCCATACGGGCTACGGCCATAAAGCTGTTCAAACTGGCGGGTCAACTGGCCGCCAAGCCCGCGCTGTAAGGCGAAAGCCTGCGGGGCTAACTCATACTGGCGGCGCAAGGTTTCAAGGCTGCGCTGACCGCCATAGGTGCGCTCAAGCTCAAGGCCGGATTGGACTGCCGCCATCTGGTCCAGCGCCGACAGTTGCCTTTCAAGTTGCCGTTGCTGCGGCATATATTGCATCCTTAATTTATTTTCAGTTCTTGCAATATCTGGAGCCTTCTCAATATAAGTATCTACGTTCATCCGATACGCCTTGGCGTTCGCAAGAGCCACTTCTTGAGGACTTGGGGGAGGAGGTGGTGCCGGGATGGATGGTCCGCCGCCCATGTTAGTTCATAGCCTTTCGCATAAAATTGTAGTAATCGTACTCCTTGTATACGCCATTGCGCTTGAATGTGATCCTCCTGCGCGGACCAAAACGATCCCAAAGGATCGACAGCAGGCACTTCAGAGCCTTGCGACTCAAGGTGTTACTTTTACCATCAATCGAGGTCACGGTCAAGTCAACGAATACGGTATCGCCATTCTCGCTATGTTCATAATGTTCAGCCTCTTGCCCAAGGCGAATGCACCTGGCAACGGCCACTCCGGCCACTTGGTCCCCATCCTTGGCCACCCCGACCAGCCCGCGCTCCTGGTGCCAGTTAAACCACTCCCTGAAGTTTGGCCACATGGACTCAGGCACGCCGGAAGCCTCGATATATTCCACCGCCGTCATAGGCTCTTTTGCACCTCGATGGTGTCCGGGTTGGCGGCTGCCGTGATCTGGCGGATGGCCAGCTTGCTTGCCGCGCTTTGAATCTTGATATTCAACAGACGCCACTTCTGGTACGCCCGCAGGTCGCTGGCAAGCCTTTTCTTGACTGAGGAAGGAAGCTGGGCTGGCAGTACAAAAGGCAGGGTCAGCACCGCGCTGGAAATGTTCAGGTTGGGCTGGACATCAATATCACCAACGTCGGTGTCCCGCTGGATGGTGATGGTTGTATCGGTTGAGAAAGAGTCGTCAAAGACAACCTCAAAGTGACTGCCGTGTTTCTCGGCAAACGGATCGCCAAAGTCAAAGTCCTTGGTGCGGACATAAGACTCGTAGGAAACACCTGCATCCTGATAGTCTGCGGTCGTGACTTGGGTAGGACTCTTGTGGCCGTTGTATTGCAGGATCACGCCATTGACCGCCTTACCCAATGCACGCACGCCTTGGCCCGAGAAGTTGCTCAAAGTGAACTGCATGACCTGCGGAGACCAAGTTCCCTCAAAAGCCTGAAGCACGGTGTTGTAAACAAGAAGCGTGTCGTTGTAGTCGTTGGCTCCTGTCGGGATGGCCAGAAAATATCGGTTGTCGTAGAACAGCGCCGCCGCAATCCCGATCTCAGCCGTGTTGATGTCCTGAATGACGTCCTTGACGATCTCGGAAATTGGCAAGCCCACGGTGGTAAAGTCGTCGGATGCGGAACGAACCACGGATCGCAAGCCGTCATCGGCAAGGAAAAACACGTCGGAGTTGACCTGTACTGCGGTCTGGCTGGCCACGCATCCAACGTTGTTTGAGATAAGCTCAACGATCCAGTCAGCCGCGCTGGTGGCGTCGGGAGGGATGGTCACCTGAAACACACGCCGTTTCTTGAAGACGATGATTCGGTTCTGGTAGAACTGGACGATGGCGGTGATCTCGTCCCCGTCATCGGCGTTGACGACAATCGAGTTGGACGCATCCCAGACGGATGGGTCAAGGATGTCGGA